ATGAGTGGTAAAAAGTACAAGGATAAGGTCAAACAACGCACCAAGGAAGAAGAAAAGGCGATGAAGGCCAAGGTTGCGGCTAAGAAGCAGGATCTCATGTCCGAACTCACCAACGAGGTCATCCGTACCTATTTCGACGAGGACGGCGTGGGCGATGGCAAGCTGTTCAACCGTCTGCACCGGGATAAGATCGTGGGCGTGATCGATTCGGATGATTTCCTTTTCTGGAATGGGGCGCATTGGGAGAAAGCGAAAGAAAAACAGGAGTTCCGGGCGATAGAGGATGTTGTCCGCCTCTATGAACGCCTTGCCGTCGAGAAGGAGAAAGAGTTCGACTCCGTGGATAAACGGGATGATCCCGATTTGAAGAAGGAACTCCAGAAGCAGCTCGGCGCAATCCGGCGGCGGATCAAGACGCTGCGTGAGGCCCCCGGTCAGGACAACTTGAAAAAGATGACGGCCCGTGTCGATCCCCCTCTGCTGGTTTACCCTGAGCAGTTGGACGACAAGCCTCGTCTGCTGCCCTGTCCGAACGGCGTGATCAATCTGGAGACGGGTGAGCTGGAGCAGGGTCGGCCACGGGATTACCTGCTCACTGCTTGCGAAACCGAGTACGATCCCGGCTTGCTGGATGTGGAAGACCCTTGCCCGGTGGCGAATGACTTCCTGCTCCGAAGCATGGATGGCGACAAGGAGCTTGTCGCGTTCATCTGGCGGCTGCTCGGATACGGGCTTATCCGGGAGCGCAAGGATCACATTTTTATGATTTTCCACGGGGAACACGGGCGAAACGGCAAGGATACGCTCATCAAGCTGATCACCACGACGCTCGGCAAGGCGCTTTCCGGCGACGTGCCCGTCGAGATGCTGCTCCAGACTCCGAACGTGAAGAACTCTTCCGGCCCTTCGCCCGATGTGATGAGGCTGCGAGGCATGTGCATCGCGTGGATCAACGAGGCCGAGGAGAATCAGAAATTTGCGCTGGCCAAGCTCAAGAAACTGTCGGGCGGCAGCTACATAACCGGGAGGAGCCCCTACTCGAAGGAGGAAACCTCTTGGAAGCAGACGCACCTGCCGATCATGACCACGAACGAACTGCCAAAGGCGAAGGCCGACGATGCGGCTTTCTGGCAGCGTGCGCTCATCCTGAAATGGAACCTGTCTTTCGTGAATAAGCCTGATCCGGCGAAGCCCTACCAGCGCCAGGCCGACAAGTATCTTGACGAAAAGCTGGAGAAGGAGCGGAAGGGCGTCCTCGCCCGGATGGTCAGGGGGGCCATAGAGTACCTCAAATATGGGGGGCTACAAGTCCCTGAAAAAGTATACCGATGGACGGAGAGCCAACGCACTAATTGGGATGATCTCGCACAGTTCATTGACGAATGGTGCGTCCGTGAGCCGGGCCATGAACGCATTGAGGACTACAAAACTTCGATCTCCGCCACGGATCTCCATGAGGCTTTTTGCCTCTGGTATGCCCGCTACAAGGATAGACGGTTCAGCATTTCCGCAAAGAAGTTTGCGGAAATGCTGAACAAAAAGGAAATCCCCTCGAAGAAGAGCAACGGCATCTGGCGTCTTGGGATCACGCTTACGCCGGACGCAGATATTGAGCTTCAAAAGGCCCGTGAATTCAATCCTCCCAAATCCTCCCATAAAAAAGGGGAGAATGATAGCGGTAATATATTGTAATAAAACAATATGTATAAAACGTGGGAGGATGGGAGGATTACCCCATAACTTTTCATGCGTTGTGATCTCATATCCCATTTATGCGCGTGTAAACTTTATATACTAATCCTCCCATCCTCCCATAGAAAAAAAGAATAAAAAAATCAGTATGAAATGAAAGTATCTCCTTTGGAGTGTTGGGAGGATCATATGGCCACCATGCTTGAGAACTATCGGCACCGCTTTGGCAGCGCAGTGAAGGCGCAGGGAAACGGCTTCAATGGCCCGTGCCCGTTGTGCGGCGGGGAGCCGGGGAAGTCCGACCGTTTCATCATCTGGCCGGACCGTGAGCACGATCTCGGGCACACCTGCGCCGTGAACCATATCCCCGGCGTTTGCTACTGCCGCCAGTGCCGCTTCACCGGGGACAGCATCAAGTACCTGATGGAGATTGAGGGACTGAGCTTTCGGGAGGCGTGTGCCGAGCTTGGCATCTCCAATGCCCCGGTTCGGCTCCGTCATCGGCCCGCTCCGCGTGAGCCGCGTGCCGAGTCCTGCACGTTTACCCCGCAAGCGTGGGAACTCCCCACGGAGAAGTGGGTGGCTTATGCGACGAAACTGCAAGCCGAAGCGGAGCAGGAGATCTGGAACCATCCCGAAGCGCTCAAGTGGCTTGCTGCCCGTGGCATCACGGAAGAGGCCGTCCGCACCTACCGCCTCGGTTATCTGGTTGGGGAAAACGGCAAGGCGGGCCGGTATCGTTCCCGTTCCGCCCTTGGCCTCGCCCCAAAAGAGCAGGACGGGAAAGCCATGACCATGTTGTTCATCCCCCGTGGGATCACAATCCCCCTGTTTGCCGAGGACGGGCGGCTCATCAACCTCCGTATCCGCAAGCCCAACGCCGATCTCGTCAAGGAAGAGGGCCGGAAGCGCTTGAAGTATATCGAGCTGGAAGGCTCCTGCCGCCGCCCGCTGTTGCTGCGGCCAGAGGCGGAACGGGCGAGGCTCTCCGTATATGTCATCGTCGAGGGGGAACTGGATGCCGTCCTGTGCCACTACGCGACGGGGGGCGGGATCGGTGCCCTCGCCGTCAGGAGTAACACGCGCAAGCCGGATGCCGAGGCTCACTCCCTGCTTGAGGGCGCGGTGCGGCTGCTGGTCGCCCTCGATTACGAGGACAGCCTGAACGGTGTGGCCGGATTGAAGTGGTGGATGGATACCTACCCGCACGCACGGCGCTGGCCGACGCCGGAGGGGAAGGACCCCGGCGAAGCCTACGGCCTCGGCGTGGATATACGGGAGTGGATCTCCGAGGGGTTGCCCCGCTCCGTCAGCCTGTCCGATGCCCCCGGAAGGGTGGAAGCATTTTCGTGTGGTCGTGTTCTTGAGGGGGGAGGGGGCGAAACGCCCACAAATTCCCCTTCTCTGGAAAAAGGAAAGGGACAGGACGGATGCACGGCCAGCGTAAAAGAGGCGCTCCCGGCGGGATTGCGCGAAGCTATGCCCGCATATCTCGCCGTCAACGATGTTCCTCCGGACGTGCTCCATGCATGGGCGCTATGGCAGGGCCTCCCCGTCCGTTTCATCAAGGAGGACGGGGGATTCAGGTGGCTGTACAGCCACTCGTGGGCAAAGCGGCACCGTGATCAGTTCGAGGCGTTCTGGCGGTTTCAGGACGGTTCCGACGCCCTGTGGGATTGGCTGTCGGCGCACGTCGCGGCAGAAATAGGCGCGCATAACCTTTTGAAGATATGGGGGTAACATGGATTTTTCGACTGAGAACGACACGCTTTCGCGCATCAGCAAGGCCCTGTACGGGGACGCCCTGACGCTGGCGGTCATGGACCCGAAGGACATTTCCCTGCTCAAGAAGAATGCCCGGATACTGAAAAAAGACGTGTTCCAGCAGCTCACGGCGAACATCGGGCGGGACAAGCGGCTGTCGTCCGTGCCCCTGTGCCACCGCCTGAGCGACGGCAGGGTGGAAGTCCTCTCCGGGAACCACCGCGTACAAGCCTCCGTCGAGGCGGGGATCGAGCGCATCCTCGTCATGATCATCGAAGAGGACCTGACGCGGTCGCAAGCCGTGGCCATCCAGCTTTCTCACAATGCCCTTGTGGGCGAGGATGATCCTGCGCTCCTTGCCGAGCTGTGGGCGGAGATCGAGGACATCGCGGCGAAGACCTACGCGGGCCTGTCCTCGGACGTGGTGGAGAAGCTGGACAAGATCGACCTGACGTCCTTCACCACGCCGCAGGTGAGCACGCGCACCATGACCTTCGCCTTCGTCGACAGCGAGGCCGAACGCCTGAACGCCGTGCTCGATGATCTGGACGGGCTGCCGGCAAAGGAAATCTGGCTGGCGGACGTAGGGCAGTTTGACCGTTTCTTCGACCTGCTGGAAGCGACGAAAAGGACGTTCGACGTGCGGAACGCCTCCCTTGCCATGCTCAAGCTCATGGATCTTGCTGAGGAAGCCATCGCCAACCACAAGCCCGAACAGGCGACGGAGGGCGCGGCATGAGCTTCATCGGGGCCGTGGCCACATCCGTCCGTCAGGTCCTCGCGCAGTACGCGAAGGATGTACACCTGCCTTGCCTGATCGTCGGCGCCGGGAACTTCACCGTCCCGAGCGTGCTGCGCTCGGCGGGCTTCGCCGGGACGATAACGGCCTGTGACGTGACGCTCTACACCTCGGCCCTCGGAGCGTACCTGTCCGGCTGGACGCTGGAGGCGCGGGAGCGGGAAGACTGCCCGGAACACCTCCGGGGGCTGCTCCGCACGGGTTCGCCGCTGGAGCTGACGGCCTCCATCAGCCTGCTCATGGATCTGCGCGAGGTGTGGAAGGGCGACAACGCCTTCAAGATGCGCATGGTGGAGCACAGCCGGGAGGCGTGGGACACGCTCATGGAAAAGACCTGCACCAAGCTCGAAGCCTACAAGGCGCACATCGGCCCCATCGACTATCAGGCCCGCGATGGTTTCGACCTGCTGGAAAAGAGCGCGTCCGGACACACGGTTTTCGCGTTCCCGCCGACCTACAAGGCCGGGTACGAAAAGCTGGAGGCGCTGCTCCGGGCCACGGTGGAATGGACGCCCCCGGACTACCGGGAAATGACCGACAAGAGTTTGGAGCTGTTCGAGGCCATCGCCCGGTTCGACTCGTATTACGTCGTGCTGGAGAAGGGCCTCCCCGAAGTGTACGCGCTCCTCGGCCAGCCTTCGGCGGTGCTTCCCCGGGGGCGGGGCCGCACGACCTACATTGTGGCGAAACACGCCAAAAAAGTCGTGATCCGTCCCTCGGTCAAGACCGCCCCGGTCGGCCCGATATGGCCCGCGAACCGGGCCGTGTCCGGGGACGAGGTTCCCGGCTTCGCCCCGGTCAAGCGGGCGCAGTCGCTCCGGCTGAACGAACTCTACCTTGCCAAGCGCATTGATTACTTCGACGGCGGCGTGGACGTCTGCATCGTGCTCACGCTGGATGGGCAGGTCATCGGCAAGGCCGACTTCATGAAGACGAGCCACGCGCAATGGAAGCTCCCGGAAGGCAACCCCGGTGGAGACGAATCCCTGTACATCATGTGCGATCTCGCCGTGGCCTCGGATGTGGAGAAGCGGCTGGCCAAGCTCGTGCTGCTCCTGCTCACCAGCCGCGAGGTCAAGGAATGGGTGGACGCCAAGCTGAACAAGCGGGTGGGGTGGGTCATCACCACGGCCTTCGCCAAGGGGCCTGTCTCGATGAAGTACCGGGGGTGCTTCCAGCTCTACAGCCGGAAGCAGGACAAGAAAACGGGGCAGTACGCCCTCAACTACTATGCCCCGTTCGGAGCGCGGACGCTTACGGAATCATTCGCACTCTGGAAGAAAAAATATAAGTAATTCGAGTAATTAAATACAAAAAACGCTTGCATGACAGGTGTAATATGCTAAGTTCTTTTTATGGTTGAACTTTTTCAATCAAAAGGAGAACGGCATGGACGCAAGGCGCAAGCAGGAACTCAAGGAGCTGATGGTAACGGCCTGGAATCTGGCCCGGTTCGGAGCGAACCGTTTCGGAGGTCAGGCCAGCCTGTATTTCTGGATGGCTCTGCGGATTGCATGGCGGGAACGCGGCGGGAAGTCCGTCTACTACACGAAGGGCAATGTGGCCCAGATGTGGATGGGGATCGTGCCGAGGCAGGAGAAGGTGAAGCGGGGGCAGATAATGCTCCCCGGCCTTGCATAAAAGAGTGGGGCGGTAATGCCACTTACCGCCCCGATACGAAAAGGAGCCAAGTCCTTCATGTACGGATTGAGTTTGGCTCCTGCCCGCCAAAAAGTCAATGAGCAGAGCCATGACAGAGAGAGAAGCCCGCAAGCTGGCGAAGGAAGTCGTCAGCGACGAGTACGCGGTGATTGACGAAATCTGGAACCGCCGCAGGGTCAATTACCACAGCGTCGCCGCCGATTACGACAGGGACACGATCAAGGACATCAACCGCAAGCTGCCGAACCTGCTGGTAAAGAATGGCGGCGTCGCGCTGGACGAGCTGGCGGATGAATACGGGTTCGAATCCACCTGCGACCTGATCGACATGTTCCTTGCCTACACGCCGAAGCGCGTCCGGCTTGAGCAGCTTGTAGCCCAATTTTTGGAAGAAAACCCTCAACCCTCCGGCGATTATGACGGAGACGTGCCTTTTTAGGAGGCCAGAATGTCCATTGAAACCTCGTTCTTTTCGAGCAAGGCCCCGAAAGAACGGAAAGTTTGCATCGCCAAGTGGCATCGGAACTGGAGCGGGCCGCGCGCCGAGCGGTTCGCTCCGTCCGACCCGAATGCCGTGGACTGGAAGGCGGCGTATCGTAAGGAATTGGAATCCCGTTTCCCCACGCCGTCCTCCTTGCGGCTCTACCTTCAGGAGATCGAGAAGCGGACACCGGACCCGATCCTCTGTTGCTTCGAGCTGAACCCGGAAGAGTGCCATCGCAGGGTGCTCGCCGCATTCATCAAGGAAAACATCAACCTCGACGTTCCCGAGTGGAACGGTCGGCGGCATGACGGGCAATTCAGCCTGTTGCCGTAAACCGTAAAAAGGCGGGGACGCCCGGTGGTCGCACACCGAACGTCCCCTAGGAAGCGGAGGGACTAGCCTCCAGCCACCACAAGCTAAGGTTAGCCCCTCCCGACTGCACAAGTCAACGGAGGGCGAAATGGACACCAAACCACATGCGCCCATCCGCAACACGGCGCGAGGACAGTATGGAAGATTTACAGAAGGACAAGGATCAGGGCGAAAAACTGCGTTCCCTTGTTGAAGTGAGCAGGAAGAACGACATTCCAGCGTTGCTCAATGCGAAGAACAGGGCGCAGCAGGATGTCTATTCCGATCCCTCAAAAGAAAATCTTGCCGTTCTGGAACGCGCCACAGCCATGCTGGAGAAAGCGATGGACGCAGGACAGAACTGCAAGAATTGGAAAGAGGCGCTCACCTATCTGCAAGAGGATTGCGGCAGGAAAATCGGACAGACCAAGCTGTTTGCCGACATCAAGGCCGGACGCCTGAGAAAGCAGCCGGACGGCACCTTCAAGCGGCGTGACCTTGACCGCTACGCGGCGTCGCTCCCCACGGCGGGGACGCCGGACAAGCTGGCCACCGACGCCGCCAGACGGCAGCGGGAAAAGGAAGAGCAGGAAATCCCCAGGATACGGGCCGTGGCGGACAAGGAAGAGTTCATCCTCAAGGTCAAGCAGGGCCAGTACATCTCGCGGGATGATGTCTATCAGGAGCTTGCCGCCCGTGCCGTGGCCCTGTCCGCCAGCCTGAAAACGGAATTTGAGGCGCGGTCGCTCGACGTGATCGCGCTGGTCGAGGGGAACCCGAAGAAATCCGGGCCGTTCGTCGAGCATATCGAGCAGGTCATCGACGAGGCCATGAACGAGTACGCGAAGCCCATCGAGATCGAGGTCACGTTTACCGCCGAACCGGAAGCGGACGCCGAATCGGACGACGAATAACGCAGGGCAGGGGCGCGGCTGCCGGATCAACGCGCGTGTGGAGATGATGATGACCATTGTTGAAATTATGAAAGAATGCGTTCCGTATGTGCTGTGCATCCTCACCATGATCGGAATATGGTATGGCGGGATGCTCGTTGGAGAATATCGGGGACGTGAACGAACATTGAAAGAGCAGCGCATCGTCTTTGTTGTTATGCACGAAAACGGAAAGGTTTCCGCAGTGACACAGGAAGGCAAGCACCTTTCTTTTGTAACCGATTGTGGAACAAAGAATATGAGCG